TTAATTATAGTATTTTTTTTATATAAAATACTATAACTAATTATTTTTATAGTTAAGGTAAATTAAAATTTTATATAAAATTAAATAATTAATATATTGTATATAATATTAATTATTTATTAAAAATATCTTTTTTATATTATAATAATATAATATTAATAATAACTAAAATTTATATATTTATAAAATATGTCAAATAGATACTGTAGTGTTTTAAAATATATAGAAAAAAATCATAAAGATTTATATAATATTATAGATGATTTATGTGCAGGGTATTTATATGGTAATAATAAAAGAAGTACCACATTTCTATTACCTAATGAAAAATTAACTAAAATAATTTCTAAAGCTATTTCTGAAAATAAAGAAGAAGAAGCGTTAAACATGATTAAATCATTAATATTAACTACAAATTTAAGTGTAGATAGTAATAATAAAGTAAGAAATTTATTAGGTAATGAAATTGATAATTTAACTGAAGTTAAAAAACAATCAGATGTATATAAAGATGGAAAAATATGGGGAAATGATACTAAATCTGTATATTTTTATAAAGGAGATGAAGTGCCAAAATCTACCAAAGTAACAAAAAAAAGTGGAGGTGCTTTTGGTAGATTAGAAATTGATGGATATGGTTCACCATATGATATGGATAAAATAGAAGGTGGTAGTACTGAAACACGAAAAAGTTATAGTACAGAATTAAATAATAAATTCCAAGCTCAAGAAGATAAAACAGATTTAAGTATTTATGAAAATGCAGTTGCTTCTTTATTATGTTATATTAAAGAACAAGATAATGATATATATCAATTATTATGTTCTATTATTGATAATAATCCAATGGTAACATGGTATATGTTATTAGAAATTGGAAAAGATGGTGATTTATTAGTATCAGATAAATATTTTGATGACTGGTATAGTGGTGGACATTTACCATATGTAGGTGATTCACATGAATTTTATTTAAATTTATTTGAATTATCTAATACTGAAAATGAATTATCAAAAATTAATAAAAAAAGAACACAATTAATTAATGATAATTGTTCTAAAGTTGAATTACCAAAATGTGTTATTGAAAGTTATAATGAATTTGTTAAAGATAATGAAGTTTTTAATAATTTATATAAAACTAATCCATTATTAAAATTATTCCAAGATGAAATTCGATATTTACATTCTGGGGAAGAATTTTACACTTATGGAGAAAGTTCTAATCTTTTACTTAATTTAGTATGGAAATGTGATAATCCAAATGATTTATATTTATGTAATGAAGAATTATATAAAAGTTTAGTTAAACCAGTAGAATTCTTTACAAGTGGTATTGTTGGATTTGTTCAATCAACTTCATTCTTATATGTACCATTAAATAAAAATAAACATGAAAAAATTGGAACTGCTATTAAAGGTGGTAGTAATCTTAAATATACAGGTGGTGTACTACGAAACACAAAATCAAAAAAAAATAAAAATTTATCACTAAAATCTTTAATTGCTACAATTAAATCATTAGACGATGACCAACTTGAAATATTAAAAAGTAGAATTTGTTAATTAAAAAATTGATTTTAAATATATAAATATATATAATATAATAATAATATAATTAAATATGTATCCACAAATTAGATGTGCAAATTGTAATAATTCTTTAGGTGAATTTTATGATTTATATATATTAATGAAAAATCATTTATATAATATTGAATTAGAAAAAAAAAATTTAAATAAAAATAAAAATGATATATTACATATATATAATAATATACAATATAATAATATAAATATAGAAACAAAACAAATTTTTGATATTTTAAATATTACAAATTATTGTTGTAAAAAAAAAATGTTAACAAATGTTGAATTTAATTCATTATTATATTGTTAAAAAATATAATAATTTATTTTTTTTCATATCTTAATATACGTCTATCTCCAGATGAGAATCCAAATTTATTAATATTCATATATATATTATTAAAACTATTCTCATATATTTTATTATTATCTGTATAGTACATTTTTTGTATTAAATTAAATTTATTTATAGATTTTATACAAAATTGACATGAATATGATTTTAATAAACATATATTATCTTTATATTTAAATCTTGTAGTTAAAATATCAACTTTACCTATTTTCCTTCTTTGTTTATTATTATATTTATATATATAATTATTAATTGCATCAACTTCAGCATGTATTGAAAATATTTTATTATTTTTTATAGAATGTAAATGATTATCTGGTTTAGATATACCATATGATAATATTTTTGTATTTTTAAATATACATGATATAACAATATTTTCATAAAAATTATATTTATTAATTAATTTATTTAATATTTTTTCTAAATTAACTGAATTATTTTCTTTATTCTGCAAACGTAAGATCATATTTATAATTATTTTATATTAATATTCAATTTTATATATATATTTAAAATATTACATTTAAATAAATTAAAATTATTAATATATATATATCACTCATAACTATTATATTTGAATTAGAAGTAAATATATTATTATTTATAATCCTACAGTTTTTATCATATTGGATATAATTAAAATAATATATATTATTTTGTAATATTGGTAATATAGTATATTTAATCTTATTTCTTTGATAATTTATACTCATATTATTAGAAATATCTAATTTATACAAATTATATACATCAATTATTGGCATACATATTGTTAATTTTATATTATTATCATTTAATATATATTCATATATTTGTGTTTCTATACATAAAATATTATATTCTAAATATAAGTTATTAAATAATGTTGTTAATAGTATACTATTATTAAAATTATTATAAACTTTATTAATTTGTAATATATTCTCTTTAATATTACTATTTGTTTGATTATTATAGTAATAATAATAGTTATTCATAGTATTAATATTATTAGTATTTTTTATATTATTTAAGTTTAGAACTGGATATGTTAAATTAAATAATGTACCTTTTTTTTCAATAGTTGTTATATTATTATTAATTAATAATAATTTATTAATATCACTATAATTATTTGTATCATTTAAAGATGAATTAAATAATATATTATCTATTATATTATTATCTTTAATTAGTGGTAAATTTATATTTTTTTTTAATTTTATCAATACTAAATTATTATAATTATTACTACTATTTAATATATTATTATTATAATTATAATTTATAGTATTATCAGTAATAATATAATCAAGATCATATAATATTTCATCATATAATAAAAATATATTATTTATATTCATTATACATGTATAAGGTATGATAATATAATTAGATGATATTATCATACTATTACATAAAAATTTTAAATTTATTTTTGATAATCCAATATTAGTAGTTATTTTACATGTTTCTGGTTCATTTTTCTCAGTTACTATATTTCCAACTATATTAAATGGTATATTTGTAATATTTAAATTAAAAGAATAAATATTATTACTATTAATTAATAACAATAATAATAAAAAAAATATAAACATATTTTATTATATATTTATAATAAATATTTTTTATTATTTAATAAATTATTAATAATTAAAATTTATAAAAAGTCACAGTGTTCAACATTATTTATATATATAATATTTTCTATTATTTTTTGATTATCGTCATCATCAATATTACTAACAAACCTTGTATGTTCTAATTTATCGTTTAATTTTAATATTTTTTCATCTATATCTAAATTATCTTTCCTACAAATTATTTCTTTTGGTGTATCATTTTTTATAATTTCCATTTTATAATTTTCTATATTACTATACCCAGATTGTATATTTGACTCTTTACTAAATAATTTATTATTATTATTATTATAAAAAATATTGTTATTATTATTTAATTGTTTTATTTGTTTTTTTGGTAAATTAATTAATTCTATATTATATTTTTCTTTACAATTACATAAATAATTTATAAAAATATAAAATAAAATTAATATAATAAATTTTACATAAAGCTCCATATTTAATATTATATATTTATATATTTATTTTTTATATTATTAATTATTTAACTTATATTGTATTAATTCAATATTATAATAATTACATATCTCCATTACATTTTCAATATCTTTATATTTTTCTAAATATAATATTTTTTTTACATTTGCTGCTGCAATTAATTTAATACAATTACAACAAGGACTTGTTGTACAATATAATATAGAATCTTCAAATTGTGATCTTGAATATAGTAATACATTACTTTCAGCATGTAAAACTAATGAATGAACTAATTCTCTATTTTCCCAATCTATATTATCATTAACACCCTGTTTTAGTGAATTATATCCAGTACTTAAAATTCTATTATCTTTTAATGATACTAAACATGCACCAACTTTTCTTTTTGGGTCTTTTGAACGTGTTTTTATTACATTACATAATTGTAAAAAATATTCATCCCAAGAAGGTATATTATTTTGATTCATTTATTATATACTTTTATATAATTTCAATTTTTAAATAATATTTATTAAATATATATTTGACAGATATATGAAAATACTGAAGCTAATGGTGTATTAATAACTGAATTATTATTAATAATATCTAATAAATATTTACTACATAACATATAAGAAGTTGATTTAAATTTAGTATATAATTCATTTTTTGATATTTTATTTACTTTTTTATAATTTGTTTTAATAATATCATTAATATAAATTTGTAATAATCTTTTATCATAATGATTTAATGTTTTATATATTTGTATAATTTTTGGATTACAATTTTTAATTAATAGTTTTATTTCATTATCCTCAAGTATAGTTTTATATTTATTTATATTATATTCTTTATATTCTAAATATAATATAAATATTATTATCAATATTATTATAACTATTAACATTTTATTTGATATATATTATTATATTTATAAAAATAAAAATAATAATATAAATATGAGTTTATATATAAAAAATGATAATGATTTAGATTTATTTAATAATTTAGACAATAATGAAATTGATAAAATTAAAAAATTATATATTAGTAAATTAAAAAATAAATTAATATCATTTGATAATGATATTAACATAGTTTTTATCAAATTCAATTTATGTAAAAATTTAATAAATATTAAATTTAATAATAATATTATTAATAATTTATATATTTCTAAATGTTATAAATTATCTAATATTACTATTAATAGTATAAATCATATTATATTTGAAAAAATAAATTTAAATTTAATAAATTTTTGCAATGTAAAATTTAATAAATTTACATGCGATAATATAAATAATAATTTTTTAATTATTAATTCTAATTTACAAATAAAACATTTAATAATTAAAAATTGTGAAAATTTACATGCTATATATATTAATAATACAAATATTACTAATTTAGAAATTTATAATTGTAATAAATTAATAACTATTTATAGTAATAATAATAATAATTTAGAAACTATTATATTAAAAAATAATAGTTTACTATTAAATATTAATAATTATAATAATTTATTATTATTAGATTCATCTGATGAAGAACAATATTATAGTAAAAAAAGAAGATTGAATAATTATAATGATAGACAAATAAATGAATTAAATTCAATATATAATATTTATGAAAATAATAATATTAATAATATTTTATTTTTATTAAAAATTATTAATATTACTATAAATAATTGTAATAAATTAAATAATATATTTATAAATAATAATACAATTAATAATTTATTTTTAAAAGATTCCGATAAAATTAATATAATAAATAATAAACTAAATACTAATATATTAAATGATATAAATAGCAATGATATATATATTGATAATTGTAATAATATAAATGAAATAAATATTATAGGGCATTGTTCTGATATTATAATTATTAATAATAACAAAATTATAAAAATTAATATAAAATTAAT